GGGAAAGATCGAACATCGAACATCGAACATCGAACATCGAACATCGAACATTGAACACCTCACGGCGGGACGGCGGGCGGATCTGGTGGCCCACATGCACCGGGTGGTGGAACATCCGGAGCTGCCGGCGGACCTGCTGGAGTACGAGCGGCAACAATATGAACTCGGAGAAGCGTTATGAGCCTGAACGAAGCGAAACAAGCGGCCTACAGCGCGGCGCACCGGGCGGCGCGCCAGACGGAAACGATGATGCCGGCCAGCCCGGCCCTAACCCCCGCCGACGCCGGCGACCTGATCCAGATGGCGGGCCAGCTCGCGTGCGCGGCGCGGGAGATCGAGGCGCGGCTGCTGGGTGTGGCCGAGCCGGTGAGCGGCCGAAAGCCTGAATGCCCCTAAAGAGCGAACAGGAACTGGCCCGGCTGTACGAGACGGTGGGGGTGTCGGCGCACCCGATGGTGCCCCTGCCCACGCTCGCGCAGGCGCGGCGGCACCTCGCTACTGAGGAGCGCAAGGCCGCGTTTGTCCAGTGGCTGGAGCAACGCCAGCGGCGGATCGTGCTGGCCCAGGAAGACCCGCTTTCGCACGGCTGGGAATTCGAGCCGTGGGAAGATGCCGACACGCTGCTGCGGGATCCCGCCCATCACGTGCTGGCGCTGTTCGGCGAGAACCGGTGCACCAAGACGTGGTATGCCGTGAAGCGGGCGCTGCAAATCGCCAAGTGGTATCCGGAGAGCGTGGTGGTGATCGCGTCGGAGAAGGACGAAACCAGCGTGACAAACATCCAGAGCAAAATCGTGTGGGACGTGTACCTCAAGCGCGAGTATCTGGCGGTGAACGGGAAGCGATTTGCCCGGCTGGCGATCAATTACGGGCAAAAGAACGGGTTTACCGACGGGAAGATCGTCCTCGAGAACGGGAGCGAAATTTACTTCCTGTCGTATGTGACGCCGGCGACGGATTACGAGGGCTGGGAGTTTGGGGCGCGGCAGGACGTGTATGAGTCGGTGAGCCGGGAGCGCGCGGCGCAGGGGTTGTTTGTGCCGCCGAACGTGGGGTTTGTGGCGGACGAAGCCATGCCGCTGGCGTGGTTGAAGATGGCGGAGCGCCGCGTGCGCTGGCGCGGGGCGAAGCTGGTCTGGAGTTTCACGCCCATCAAAGGGATCACGCCGGCGATGAAGGAACTGGTGGGCGCGGGCGCGCGGACGGTGCGCAGCAAGCCGAGCGAACTGCTGCCCGGCCAGAACGTGAACGATTGTCCCCCCGGCCAGATGCCCTACATCCGGGAATGCACGTTTCCCGGGGCGGTGGCGATTTACTTCTTTGGCGGCTTCAACCCGATGGGGCCGGCGCCCGGGCGGACGTACCACGACGCGGTGGTGGAAAGTTGCGCCGGCAAGACGACGGAATACATCGAGCGCATCGCGTACGGGTTCGCGCGGGACAGCATCGCGCGGGCGTTTCCCAATTTCGGGCCGCAGAACGTGGTCCGGCGCGACCAGATTCCCGGGAAGGGCACGAATTATCTGTTCTTCGATCCGCACGGGACGCGGAACTGGCCGATGCTGTGGGTGCGGGTGGTGCCGACCCGGCCGGTGAGCCTGTACGTGTATCGCGAGTGGCCGGACCTGGCGACGTACGGGGAATGGGCCGTGCCGACCGAGCGCGAGGTGAACGACCAGCAGCGCAAGGGTTGGGACGGCGATCCGGGACCGGACCAGACGGGTTTGGGCTGGGGCGTGACGCAGTACAAACTGGAGATTCTGCGGCAGGAATTGATCCCCGTTCCGCCGGCGCTGAAGACGGACGCGCGGAAAACGGAACTGGAGGTGGAGACGGAGTTGAAACGGGTGGCCGACGCCTATCATCAACGGCGGATTCGCCAGGCGTTGCGGTCGGGGGAACCGCTGGCGGAGTTGCGCGAGGAGATTGCGGCGCGGTATGGGGATCCGCGGGGGATACACAACACGCACGTGACGGAGACGGGGGGCACGACGTTGTTCGACGAGTTCGAGAAGGAACAGACGGACCCGAAGACGGGGCGGGTGATCGCGGCGGCGATGGAGTTATGGGACGCGCCCACGTCGCGGCGGGCCAACGCGGAGGAGGCGGATGAGGGGATTACGCTGGTAAACGAACTGCTGGGCTGCGCGACCGGGCGCGCGGTAAGCGTGGTGAGCCAGCCGCATTTGTTCGTGTGCGAGGAGTGCCGGCAGGAGATTTGGATGCTGGAAAACTATACCGGGCGCAGCGGGGGCACGGGCGCGAGCAAGGATTTTGCCGACCTGACGAAATACATTTGCCTGGCCGAACTGGAACACCTGGACACGCTCCACACGGCGGGACGGGCGGGACGCGGGTTTTAAGGGGACAAAAGGTCAGCCATGAGCGAACCACCAGTGAGCCGCAATGGAAGATGCCCACACTGCGGAGACTACTGCTATACGCGACTGTGGGGCAGCCTCGTGATATGCGACGTGTGCTGCAACCGATACACACTGTTTCGTGGCGTCGCCTGCCGAATGCCGCAGAACGCCGGATCAGCGACCGCCGACATGAACGCTACGATTTCACGCAAGACGCAATCGGCGGTTCGCTGCATCCGGTGGTTAGCGATTTGAATTTATGAAAACTCAAAAAGAAATCGAATCGAAAATCAAAGAGATCGAGGACAGTTACAAGCACGTCCTGAGTGGCAGCGTCGCAACGGTGTTTATCAACGCTCCGCGTGCTCTGGAACAAATCGCAGCCGAAACCAAACTCCAAGTCCTATACTGGTCGCTCGGCAGAAAATTCAAATCGAAGTTAAAGGGTGTAGATCGCTAACGACAGAGCTGAGCGACCGGCTGGCGGCGCGCTCCCGACGACACCGAAAACTTTATGACACCAACGACTGACAAAACGGAAACGCCCAAGCCGGTTCGCTCCAGTGAGCGGGTTAGGCGACGGTTTTACGCGAAAGTGCTCGCAAGAAATCTGGAACTGATGCGTGCCAATAACTCGCTTGGACATCTGAACGTCGAACTGCTCATGCAGCGATCTGAACTCATCGGCTGTTTGCACATTGCGTGTAATGTAAAACCCAGCGGCCTTGGTGACTGGAAGCGCGAGACGTTGCGATTCCTGAAGCGGTTGAAAGACCCGTGCGCCGAGTCGCCTAACGACAGAGCTGAGCCACGGCCCGGCGAACAACGAAAAATTATGAGCGGAGAAATCAAACCACCACCAACCCGCAGCGTCGAAACCGAACAGGACAAGGGCCGTTGTGCTCCGGCGTCTTGTTCGGCGATTTGCGACGTGAACTGGCATCCTGCTGTCATGGAAATCGTCGTCTGGTATGACACCCAGCCCGTGCGGCGCCAGAACGTGATCTGGCCGCTGCTCTACGAAATGAACAACCAGTTGCACCGCTTAGACCGTGGAGACCTCGATTCGCCGAACGTCAAGCTCACCGATGCCGGGAACGAATGATATGAACACGACTGAGACGCAATCCCGGCATTCGGTGCAGCGTATGGTTAGCCGATTCCATGTCTGGTTTATCACCAAACAAAGCAGGCGAGCCGCAGTAACACTAAGCCAATTACCCGCGACGCCGGGGGAGCGCGACTCAAAATGAAACCTGACGCAGTAATTAACCGACCGTTGAAACTGGATGCGCCCGGCGGCGTCGCGGTGCAGCGCATGGTTCGGCCTTTTGTGGTGATAGACCCGTATCAATTCGAGGGCGACATTGCCTTCGGTGTGTGGGAAGAAACTTTCAAGCGATACCTGCTCGGTGACGGTGATGCCTACACTCTCGAAGAACTTTCGCGGTCGTGGCCGGACGCGGAACTGCTGACGTGGAGCGAACTGGAAAGATGGCTCAAAAGGCCGAACGTCAAGGTGAGCGACTGCCCGCCGAACTCCTTAAAATATGAGCGAAGAAAATCAATGCTGTGACGCCTGCGGCGTCGGAACTGGTGAGGCTAAGGGCAGTTCGCTCGACCGCATGGTTAGGCGCTTCGGCTTCCGCACACCCACTGAATGTATCGGCCACAAGTGCGACCACGGACTTCCGAACGACTGGCCGCATATGGTTGGAGTGGTCGAGGGCGTGACGCCTACGGGACGCCTCGCCGTGCGACACTGGAATCGTGTCCACATCGTGCCGTGGTATCGCATCTGCGACATCTACGACGAGTGCCCGTATGGAAAATATGGGAGGCATCGCAAAACGCCGAACGACCAAGCTGACCGATGACGAGGAGCGCCGCCAAAACCGACCGATTGCGCGAGACGCCTGACCGGCGCTCCTCGTCATTCGGTCCAGCGCCTTGTTCGGCGTGGGGTGCCGTCTGGCGATCTAGGAACAGGCGCGATGGCGTCTCGACGCATCTACTACGTTGGCGCGATGGCACACCTGCGATTTTCAGGACGCGGCGGGGAGCAAGGGACTGGATCATCGCGGAATATGGATACATCCGCACGAGACCAGACCTCCGCGCTGAACCGCACGGTTGGAGGCTTCCGATTGCCATA